TGATTTCCTAGGTCCTTCCATAGGGCCTTCTGAAGAGGTTGAAGAACTTTGGTATCAGTCTCACCAATAGTGATCATCCGAACCTTTAGGGGTTCGGGAATGGCATGAGCCTTCACTACTGGGGGGTGGTCGGGTGGATCGGATGGGAAAGAAAGGAGTAGGCTTCGAGAGTGGGCACTGAAACATTGAGGGTCCTCATGGACATTCAATTTCCAGAAGCCTTCACTCTCCTTCACAAATCGGATAGACTTTGAAGAGATCGACTGTTCCCAGGAATCTCCAAATGTTCGCTTATGATAAGTGAACTTCTGGAAAATATTCTGGGACAGCTCACTGAATAGTGAACTTTCCTCGATCTTCTCCAAAACTTCCGTTTTGGAAGGGGCGAAGCCCGATTTTGGATGGTTGTCATCCAAAGGATCGAACTTTCTTTTGTTATGTTCAGTCAGCCGAGGACCCCAGGAGGCTCTCAGTCGGTGGATATGACGCTCTCCATCCTCATTCCTTATGAGGAGGGGGAAGTCAAAACGCCGCCAAAGAGCCATGGGATCTTCCATGACGTCTGAACTACTTCCATCCTTAATACGTGTCTCGCCAAAGGCCATATTGGATGTAACAAGTACAAGGGGGCTCCGGAATTTCCGGCCCTTTGATTGTAGATCTGCCATTGGAACGACGTAGTCGTTGATAGAGATGAGTGTTTCAAACTCAACTAGATCAGATCGATCTGAGAGGTCCTGTCCAAAATCGTCTAAGACGATGATGGGCTGGCCTTCATAACCGTCCCAATGTTTGGTTCCACAATTCCTGGAATATAGAACTTCCTCCCGTGAAAAATCAGGGAAATAAGTTCTTTTCCAGTACTGGACAATCTTGTTACATAAAGTGGTCTTTCCAGATCCAGGTGGTCCAAAGAGACCCACCACAAATGGTTCTAAGCGAGTGCAGTTGGAATCCTTCTGGAGTCGGAGAAGGGGGTGTCCCGAAAATGAATTCAGGGAGCCATTCTCTTTCAAAGCCTGAAGATTCCCTCCCTCGAGGCGTGAAGTCTCGATGGAGGCCATCTTATTAGGCAAAGAAGTAGAAAAAGGATCATAAATGTCCTTAATTCTTCTTCCGACTCTTTTCCCATACTCTCTTAATCCTTGCAAGTCCTCATCTCGAAGATGAAGAACTTGGTCTTCCGATCGGCAAAGCGACTTCATATGCTTCGAATAAGCCTCAGAGATCATGTCGTCCCCAACTGGGGCACATAATGATTTACTCTGAAGCAGATTGAAGTAAAACTGACAACGCTTCTCTTTAGAAAAAGAGAAAATGTTGTCGAG